CAGGCAGGTGCGCTCGTCGTCCATCAGTCGTCGCACGATGGGGATCGGCTTGGGCGTGGTCGTGATGCAAACCCGGGGGCGCTGGCCCAGTCGCAGCCCGAACATCAAATTGGACCACATGGTCTCGGCATTTCGGAATTTCGCCAGTTCGTCCACCCATGCCAAATCGTGCTGGGGTCCGCGCAGCGTCTCCGGGTCGTTGTCCGAGTAGATCGTCGCGATTGCGCCGTTGGGCCACTCCACGCGGCGTTTCGACGGTGAGTAGGTCGGCTTGCAGCGGGGGTGCGAAATCGCGAGGATCCCCGATTCGCCCTCGATCATGACGTCCCGCGCGTCGCCCGCGTCCTCGGCGATCAGCGCTATTCGCCCCGCCAGCTTGTTCTCGACGTGGTAGCGCACGAACTCCGCGCCGCACCGGGTCTTACCCCAACCCCGGCCCGCAAGGATCAGCCAGTAGGTCCACGCGTCACCGGGCGGGATAAGCTGGTTGGGTCGCGCGAAAGTCGGCCAGTCGTAGTACAGCTCCAGCGCTTCCCGGTCGGACAACTCCGACACGAACTCGTTCCAGTTCGCCGGGTCCAGCGCCAGCGCTCTACTCTTCTTTGAGCGATTTTTGCTGGAGACGCTGGGCGAGGCGATCACGGACACCTTCGATGTTGATGGTCGAATCCAGGGAGCCCGAAACGTTCATGTTCACGTCTTTCGAGCGGAATTTCGAGTCGTAGCCCGATAGCGTGAACTGCAAGAGCGAATCGCTGTACTTTTTCACCGTTTCGCCCGTCTTGAGGCCTTGGTGCACCAGCGGCTCGTCCACGCCCACCACGGACCGGCGGTAGGCCTCGGCCCGCATCGTGTCGATCATCTCCTCCTGAATCGCGTCCACGATGCCGTCGAACAGCTTGTGGTAGGAGCGCCAGTCCGAAATCGTCTGCCGCGCGATACCCGCCGTCGTATAGGCGTGCCGCATGCTGAATTTCGCAGTATCGGGTCCGTCCCGGAATTCGGCGATGAAAACCAGCATTTTGTAGGCTTTCGTCTCCTCGTGCAGCTGCAGATCGCCACGCGCCTCGACGTCGGGCAGGTTGCAGCTAAGAGCCTCCGGGGAGAAAGAGACCGAGTTCACCGGGTGACGCACGCGGTCCCGGCGTATTGCGTCCAACAGCATTTTGATCGACACGTGAGCACGAATTTCGTACTCCGCAATCGTTTCGGCACCACGGTCTTTGAGCAGCTTTTCGTCGGTCATCCACATGGAGCGAATTAAAACACAGGTCGCGAGGAGCACGCAATAGGCCGTTTTGTCGGCATTTGGCTGCGGAAAGAAGCTATCGAAGAGCCACCACCGATAGTCGTAGACTATGAAGTCGGAAGCTATCGAAGAGCCACCGCCGATAGTTGCGAGCTATAGGGCTACAAGAGCTTCGTGTCAATCCGAATTTACGCGCGCACGTGAGACAATCCCGAACAACCCCAAGTGGAGCAGCAGCAGTGATCGCCGTCTGAAGAGCGTCGTTCTTGTTCCATCGTTCCACCAAGATGGAACAGCAATGGAACGGCTTCTCCATTCGAGAGAAGGGTATTGTTCCATCGTTCCACCGATAATCCCCCCATATCCAGGTTTTAAAACACGGTCTTTTTCCCCGCGTACGCATGGAACGATGGAACAGAGGGTCTTTTTTCGAATGGGAGAGGCGTTCCATTGGGCGTTCCATCTTGGTGGAACAGTGGAACGGGGCATTTGCCGGTTCCGCAGCGCGATAGCTGCGCGTCGCATTGCACGACGTAGCCGGATTCTAACACACCGCGCCCAGTGCCGCAAGCAGCGCCCCGCCGTGATCGTTTCGCACTTGCACCACGACGGCCATCGCCCGCCAGTCCGATTCGGTCCAGTCCTGCCCGTGTGTCGCCAGCTTCGCGCCGTTGAACACGAAGACCTCGTCGGCCACCCGGCACACCAGCCACCCTTTCGCCGCAGTCGGGCGCAGCCGCTGCATGAAGTAGCGTTGCCCGGTAGTCCAGTGCTCCAGCCGTACGGCGGTGGTCGGGCGTTTCGGGAACGCGGGCAGCACCTTCGACTCGATCCACCCGGCCCACTCGGGCGTGGCCACGAAGATGTCGGGCGTGTCCCGCTTCACCCGATTCTCGACTCGTTCGACGAGCGCCCGTCCCGCGAGCCATTTCGCGATCCAGTCGTTGAGCCGCTGCTCGGGGAGCCTCATTTCGCACTCTCCAGTAGCGCGATCCGCTCGCGCAGCCCGTTTGCGATGGCGTCCAGCGCCCAGTAGCCGTCCAACTCGAGCGCCATCTCCCACGAGCCGTCGGCGTACTCGCGGAAATGCTCATTCTTCTCCCGAATCCGGGCCATCCGGGCCTCGACGTCCTGCAGCGTTTCGATCATCGCGCACCCGCCTTTCGCAGTGCATTCAGCAGCCGCATCGTGGCCACTCCCGCATTTGGCGCGTCCAGGATCGCCGGGTTGATTTTCCAGCGCTTGCACAGCGCCACCCGTGCCGCCCGCCCGTCGCACTCCTGCACCAGTTGGCGTGCCCGGTCAGGAGCCGCATCCCTCGATGGGGTCTTCTCGGCCTTCCGTGGGGTCTCCGTTGGGTTCAGCGGGGCACACTCGGGGGAAGATACCCGAGAGCCCACCAAGCACCCGTTGACGATGCAGCCGCCCGGTCCTCGTCGAACGAGTTCGGTCATGCTTGCGCCCCCAGCGCCTTAAGCGCGCGCAGCCCAGCACGCACTGCGGCCAGCGCTATCCGGGTGTCGGACTCCATGCCGGGTAGGCCGAACTCTTTCCCGTATCGGTTGTTCAGCCGCAGGGCGTGCTCCGCCGCTTTCAATGCCAATCGTATTGTGTCCATGGCGTTCACCCGGCCAGATTCGTTTCGATCCAGCGCTGCAGCAACTGGAACAGCGCCCACTGGTCGAGGTCTTTCGCAGACCGCTCGTGCTTCTCGAACGTCGCGTCCAAGCGCTGGCCCCGGACCGTGGCGTCGAAGTGGGCGCGCATGCCGTCGGCCAGGATTTCGCCCTTGAACGTGCCCTCGTGCAGCCGGATTCGTGTTTCGATTTGTCTAGTCATGCTCTCATTCTCCTTCGGTGGTTGTGGAACGGCGGGGTACGGGGCCGAAGCCCCGGGGATTCAAGCGGTCGCGGCGGCGGCTTCGCGCAGTGCGCGGCGGAACATGTTGCCCAGATTCATGCGCTGCATGCCGGGGTTGAGATGGCTGAAGCGCTCGCGCAGGTCAGCCACCGACGTGTTGGCCGCGCTCGAGACGGTCTCGTAGACGTCGCTCAGCGTCAGCGGGCGCAGGAGCACGGCCACGTTGTCGCCCTTGTCGATCGAGCGCTTGGTCGCGCCGTCGGTGGTTAGCGCCTTGTACGCTTCGTATTGGGGCAGGTAGCCAGCGAAGACGACGCCATTCTTGCGCCCTTCCTGCACGGCTTCCACGGTCACGGCGGGCTTGGCCAGCTTCTCGGCCACCAGCTTGGCTGTGGTAGGCGCTTTCTGCGCGGTGATCTCCGCGTGGCCGCTCAATGCGCTGTTGCGCACCTTGCGCTCGAAGCGGATCAGCGAATTGGTGGCACGGATCGTGGACCAGCCGCCTTTGACGGCGACGATTTCGACTTGCTCATTGGTGGCGGTGATGATGGCGATTTGCATTTTGATGTCCTCTATTGGTGGTGAAAGATCGTATTATAACACAGGTGGTACAGTCTGTCAAGTATTCGTCGCGCATTGTGCCGAGTATGCGTCGGGCGTTTCGGTCTCGCGGTGGTCGACCAATTCGCCATTTCGCACCTTCTCGGTCCAGGACTGGCCGATTTCGCGAATTGTGGTCCAGCCGCCATTGGTGGCGAGCACCTCGACTTGCGTCGGGCGAATAACCCATCCGTGATTGCTGACGCGTGTTGCTGTTTTCATGCTGGTCCTCTATTTCGTTTGTTGCTGAAGCCCCGATTATAACACGGGGAGCATAGGTTTGTCAAGTATTTCGCGTTATGCGGCTACGGCTTCCTCGATTTCGTCCATGCTGCTCGTGATTTCGTTGATCGCTCCGTCCATATCGGCGACGCACTGCTCCAGCATGGTCGCGGTGTCGAGTATCTTCTCGCCGCCGTCCGATTCCTGCAGGCTCATCGGCATGTTGTCGTAGCATTCCTGCTCTTGGTCTTTCAGCGTTTCGAGCGCGGTCGCGCAGCGGCTCAGTTGCGCGAGCAGATCCCGAGCTTTGGCGACTTCGGCGGTGATGGCGGTGCGGCGTGCTTTGTTCATGGTGCTGTCCTCTATTGGTTGGTGGAAACCTACATTATAACACAGGTGGTACAAGCTGTCAAGTATTTCGTGTTACGCGATCTGCCAGTCGTCTTGCGCTTCGCTGCGGAAGACGTGCACTTTCTTGCCGTTCGCCTTGATGAAGCCGTACAAACCCTCGGACCAGAACGAGTCCGTCCCGTGCGGGGCTTTCTCGATGGTTACGCTCCGCTCGATGTGGCAAAAGCCGTCACGGCTCGTCGGGAGCTTCCGGCCAAAATGCCGGGTGTTGTCCAGCCAGCCCACGTACACGCGACCCCGGACTACGTCGCCGTATGAAGCCGGGGGGTTGCCGTCGATTTGCACTTCGTTCATGATGCTGTCCTCTATTGGTTGGTTGCGAAAGATTCGATTATAACACAGGTGGTACAGGCTGTCAATACCCCCAGTAGTTGGCGGCGAAGGCCGACGGGTCCATCAGGGTAGAGATGTACTCGACGACGTTGTCGTCCCACGGGGCGTGGGGCCAGTAGACGACGAAGTCGCGGCCATTGTGCGTCACGATCGCACCCGGCTTGTGCAATTCGTCCATGTTGTCGCCCTCTTCGATTTCGCAAGCGACGCACGTGCCGCCGTAGATGCTGCGGTACTCGATCGGGATCAGGCCGCGATTAACGATCGCGTCAATGATGTCGGCGGTGGTGTTCAGAATCATCATGGTAGGTGTCCTCTATTGGTGGTGAAAGACCCGATTATAACACGGGCGCTATAGCTTTGTCAAGTACCTTTTGGCACGCCATCTGCCGATCCCGGATCGCGTCGATTTCGCACCACAGCTTTCGCACGTACTCTTCCGATCCGGGCTGGCGCTCGTGAATGCGCAGCGTATCGTAGCAGTCCTGCAGTGCGCGGCGGCACTGGCCGATGTCCGCGTCGGCGAATTTGCGCTTGAACAGCGCCATCAGGTCCGGGTAGGTGATCGTGCGGCTCATGAGCAATCCGCCACGCAGCCGACCATTTCGCCGTCCATCACGTCGAACAGCACGGATTTCGCGATGTTCAGCGTCTTGCGTGCACGCTCCACGTCGCCGTGCGCCATCAGTTCCTGCGCGTCGGACATCAGTCCGGCGATGACCATGTTAGCACCGACGGATTTGTAGGTCGCGCAATCGCGCATGCTGCGTTTCCACTCGTCGATGTCGGCGACGCCGTACATGCGCATGTTGCGATCGATCCAGTCGGAGGTGAGCGCTTGGGTGATTGATTGTGTCATGGTGTTGTCCTCTATTGGTTGGTGGAAACCCGCATTATAACACGGGTCCCATACCTTTGTCAATAGCCTCGTACGCTAAGTATGTTATTGATCTCGGCGCATAGTTCCGTCACCCCGCCGTTGCAGTACGTCAGGCCCGCGAAAAGGCCACCGATCACCGCCGGTCGCCACCGCTCCTGCACGCTGTGCGAAATGAACTTCGTCATCAGAATGACCACGTCGCGCTGTACCACCTCGCGTTTCGCCGCCGCGTCCGAATCGTAGAAGTCGAAATCGACGCCGCGCCCCCGGTAGGCATCCCGCACTATGTTACCCTGTGTTGGCTGTATGCCTAGCACCACGATCGAGAGCCGCCGGGGCTTCTCGAATTCACCCCGCGCCATGTGGTCGCGCAGCTTGGTATTTTCCCGTCCTTGCTGTCTTTCGAGGTCGCGGGCCATCCCGGCGCTTATCCGATCCGATAGGTCGCGGTAGCGCTCGCGCTCGCTCTCGGCTTCCTCGCGTTCTCGCTCCGCTCGCATTTCGCGCATAACCTCTCGGGTGATTTCGCGTACCAGCGCCAGCGCCAGATCACCGATCGAGGTCGCGTATTTCGGCGGCTCGGGTGTCGGGTCTAGCACCGGCGCGGGCGCTGGCTCCGGGATCGGCTCGTACCGGATGTCGTTCACCCAGCCTTTCAGCGCGTAGACCACGCCGTCGGTTATCTTG